CTGAGCCACTACATCTACAGTGACTATTTCAAAATCACTGACATGTCCTGTACGGTCGTCGACATTACCACTGCCACGACTGCTAACCCCTAACTTGACCCCACTGTCTAACATGGTTTTGACCAGTTGACCCATTGGGGTTGGTAATATTTTCAATTTTCCATAACCGCATGGCCCATCCATCCACATTTTGTCAATGGTATGACTGACACGGTCAAGATTGATTTTTAAATCATCAGGATGATCGACTTCGCCCAATACTGAATACCCGGTCTCCAACTGCTTGTTAATGGTATTGACAGCATTGCTGATTTCATGAACTGGATAGACCCGCTCATTGGCATTTTTGACTCCACCCTGTATACAGATACCTTCCATATACAGGGTTTGTCCTCGACCATCAGGAGCATCTTCACTCAAGACACGAATCTTGGCCTGTGTGAAATTCAAATGCTCTCTGAGATACTGTTGATTTTTAATCATTGTTTACTGCTTTGGAAACGGAGTCTTGGTATTCACACCAGTGGCCTGTGCAAGATGAGGCTTGGGAGCAGCTTCTTGCTTGACTGTGGTTCGTGCCGGAGCATTCTGCACATTAGTGATTAAATCTTTAGTTGTCGGTGCAGGCCTTCCCTGTGCAGTATCGCCAGTCATTTTAACAGGATGTGCCATTGCCCCTCTGGCACCACTATTGGCTGCCACAGTGCTGTGTTTGTTGACACTGCCTTCTTCACTGGTCACAGCTTTGGGTGCTGCCTTAAGATTTATGGCCTCTCCCATGGGCATTTTCATGCCTTCTGTTTCAAACTCAGCATCAACGACTTCCTTATTTGATTGATCTTGGCCTGATAGATATTGATCAAGCAATTCCTCAATATCGGACAAGATGTCTAACTTAAGAGTCTCGTTATCGCCGTTGGATACTGTTTCTGTGTCTATGTCTTCTTCGTTGCCCATGTCCATGGGCATTTTCATGCCTTCCGTATCTTCCATGCCTTCCGTATCTTCCATGTCTTCCGTATCTTCCATGTCTTCCATGTCTTCCATGTCAGCAAGATCATCATCTTCTTCGGACAACCCTTGCTCATCAACGCTGACATCGTCTATGAGATCATCAGCTTGATCGCCACCCATGGAATGACGGCCCTCGTCGTACTGATCCATACGGCCCATGGCATCATCTTCTTTCATGAGATTTTCATAGATCTCACGACTTTTTTCGACAACTATTTGATGAAACAGTTCTCGAGCCTTTTGCTCTTCATCATTGATCACATACTCGATCAATTGTTCAAAACGATTTTTCATTAATCTGACTCCTTTAGTTGGGGGGTTAATGGAATTAATATACTGCTATATTTACAAATATAATAAAAAAAACAGCCTTTTAGGCTGTTTTTTTGAGTATTTTAATGTTTTTTTACATAGCGGGCGGTGCAGCCGGTGGTGCATATTGCATTCTAATGTTTTTTAATTTTTCTGCATACTCGGTCATTTTTAAATCATTTAATTTACGCAATTTTCTCAATTGCAATAAAGTTAATTTTGATTTCCGCAGATCACCCAGTCTGGGTTGACTGTTGTCATCTTTGACATCTTGATAGGCAGATGGATTTCTGTTGTATAATTCGTTCAATATCATAATATTATTTATATCGGAGACGGTGTTCCGGGTGATGCACTGGGCGGTGCAGCCGGTGGAGGTATGGCTGCTGGGGCTGCGCCAGGTGGTACTCCGGCTCCACCTGGTGGTTCTATGGCACCACCTTGATCAAAGTCCCCGGGCTGTAAATTGGCCATTTCCTGTCCTAGATCAATGTCAGACTGTAATCCCCCGGGTGTAATGCCGATTGATCTAAGATCCTGTCCTGATGATTGTTGTAGTTCAGGTTCGCTGCGTTCTTCGCGCCACATTTCTTCATTCTTTTGAATTTCTTCTAAACTCAAACCAAGAAATCTTTCTAAAGCAAATCGCTTGCTGATATAAGGATAGGCTTCCATGGTTTGAAATACACTGACTCTGACTCCGTCTAATTCGCTTTGGCGATAACTGGCAAAATTTTGTGGAGCACAGAAAGATATTTTAAACAATCCACTATCGATATTGAAACCGCGCCACCGCATGAACATCTTGAACTCTTCATCCAGTTTCTGACTCAACAGTGCCTGTAGTCTTTCGCAATATTGATTAAATCTGTATTCCTGAATCAATGCAGTGCCTACTCGTCCATCACTGAGTGGACGCTCACTGTCGTCGGGTCCTGTGGGCAAATAACTACTGGGCACTCTTAACCCCCGAGCCATTTTGTTGTTGAAATACTTGAGATCGTCAATTTCGCCCAGCTGCTGACCGCCTTGTAATACATCAACACTGCTGCCTCTACCGCCTTCGCCCACCGGAAAGAAAAAGTCCTCACCTATGCTGAGCGGATTATAAGAACTGTCCATCATGCTTTGTCCACCGCCATTATAAGTGGGTATGCGGCGCTGATGCATTTCATTTTTGACCCGCTCCACAAATGCCATGGCCATATGACTGGGCATGTTGCCCACATCGATTTTAAACACTCTACGCTCGGGTGCTCGTTGTACACGATAAATCAATATGGCATCTTCCAACAGTTCTTTCTGTTTGAATACTTTAAAAATGTTTTCTAGTATACTACGACCAAAAGGCCAAAATGTATCCAGCCCCTCATTTAAACTGAGATGTATGACATGTTTGGCATCAATACAGGTTTCGTTAACTGCACGAGTAAATCTACTTTGATTGTCGTAGGCCTGATTGGGCATGGAATAAGCTGTGCTGGCCATATAGCCGCCGGTGGGAGGATTGACCATGAAATCAGTGGTGGTCTTGGCTGCCACTGTGAGATTTTGAAAGTTGGGGTTGATATCACGGATGATGTATTGTTCGGGTCGTTTGCCTTCACTTTCGTTGACAATCACACGACTGACTTTGCTCATGTCTACCCAAAATAACTTGAAATTTTCCGGATCTCGAACAAAAACTTGATCTCCATATTTGATGGTATTTCTAAATAATTTAAATATTCTCTGATCTAATTCGTTGAGTTTAACCCATTGCTGTAATTGTTTTTTAATGATTTCGATTTCGTGATCAGTTGGATTGTCTAAAAATTGTATTTCAAAAGGTGTTTTATTTTGTTCATTTAATTGTGTACTAAATTCAGCAATGATATCCAAACAAGCATTGATCTCGCTGTCCGAATCCATATTTTCATATTGGTTATATCGTTCAATTCTGTTGGGGTGACCGGAATAAACCTCGGGCAATCGACTGGCATAATTTTTAAAACTAAAATCTGTTTCAGCATAGCCAGGACCTCGGCCATCATTTTTGCTGTATCCTGGTAATCCTTGATCACGACCACCATTGATTGGACTTAGCCTACCACTAAGATCGGCTACTTTAAAATATTTACGCCATCCGCCGTTTGGTCCATTGCGTCCGTTTGTTGATTCAGCCATTTAATTTTTCCCTAACATAAAAACTCATTGGGTTTTCTCAATATTTTTTATTTATAGTTAAGCACGCTGATATCTCAACATATCTTTGTTTAGATTATTATTCATCCGCATCATATCCACTAGATCATCTAATCTTTCAGTCTGTACTGCCATGATTTCGCCCAGTCTTCTCAAATTCTCATTGAACCCAGGCATTTCAATGGGTATACTTCTACCACCAGCTAACGGGATCACTGCTTCTGTGCCATGTAAAGTGGCTCTATACCCGCTGGAGGGGCCAGACAGAATGTTGCCATATCTCGATCCCAATGTGTCAATGACATCAGATCTGGATATAGTGGCTCGATTATTTGGGTATCTTGATCGACCGTTTTCCATAGGAAAAGATGCAAACAATTTTGTTAATCTATCTGCAAATTCTGTGCCGGTCAATGATCCCTGTAGATATTCTTGATATCCGTACATGTTCAATAATGCAGCAGCAGCTTTGTCTTGGCCGGCTACATCAAACATGTCAGCTGCTCGTATATCTCCTCTATCAATCAACATTTGCAGTGTGGCCGGTATGATCTGATATTTGCCCGCAGCGGTACCTTGACCTCTTCGATATCGATCATTTTGCAAAGCCAATACTTCTTGTACAGTCATCGATGTCAAATTGGGTATAATATCACCGCCATACATGATATTAGGAGTATTATTACTTTCGGCCCTGGCAGCCAATTGAAGTATTTCTCCAATTGTGGCCTTATCAGCTCTTTCTGGCGCACCGCCTAGGCCGGGTTGTGATCTCGGTGGCGCCCCGCTGCCGCCACCGGGTGAATAACCTCCTTGCGCGCCAAAAGGAGGTGCTGAACCTAGGCCACTTCCACCACCCCCACCACCACCACCTCCGCCACCGCCCGATGGCACAGCAGTTCCTCCCAATTGATCAGGAGAAACTCCTAATGTGTTGGCCACAAAGTTGACAACGGCATTTACAGCACCGGCAAATTTATTGACTGCTATTGCAGCATATGGCAATGCTTGAAAAGACAATATATTGATTCTTCTGTTTAATAGTTCTAATTCTTTGTTAGCACTTACAAAATTATTGGTTAATTTATTTTGTTCGCCTTGTTGCGCTTCTCTTATGGTTGTTAATTGATTTTCTAAATCTGTTTGATCTTTGATTGCTAGATTGGCCAATCTAGTTTGATCAGTGGCTCTCAAATAAACTCCAGATGCATCACCTCCTACACGAGCAAATCGATCTACCACTGTTTCGAAATTTTTAGCAGATCCAGACAGTCGTTGTAGAGCCTGTATGTCATTGATCCTACCGGATTGAAGATCGTCTATGACTCGTTGAGCTTCTCCTCCGGTACTTTGAATCAATTTTACTGCTTCTGCAGTACCGGGAAACCCTGACATCAAATCTCTAAAACCTTGAGCTGCATCTGCACTGACCAAAGTTCCCAAGGCTTGGCTGGTATTTTGAATTTGTTTGGCCAACTCGCCCTGGCCTGCTCTTTCCATTTCTCGTATGGATGCACCAAATATACCTTCTCGTAATTCTGCTTCTCGTTGCTCTCGTAATTGTTTGGCATTGGCACCAGTTATCTTGCTTAATCTATCCATTTCCAATGCCA